TAGGTCTGTGTCCATGTCCGTTGCCATCGTGTCATCTGCGCCCATTGGGTCTGAAACCTCTTCTTCTCCGGTCAAAATTCTTACACCGTTGTCTAGCTCTTGTCTAGTTGTCGTCAAAGTGGCTTCCGCCTGTTCAATCGCTGGTTGGATCTTCTGTAGAAATGCGTCCGCCTTGTCGGCGCCCATCTCGTCTCTGATTCTGTCCGCCAACTCCAGCATGCCTTCTGTCTTCATGGATGCTAGGTCTTCCAGGAATGATGTAACCTTGTCCATCATGTCCTTCGCGGCCAATATTAATTCTGATTGCTCTTCAACTCCCTCTTTGATCTTCTCACTGTCAGTCACTATGTCTCCGATGATCTCTTTCTTTTCCTTGTCCTGTATGCCAGGTGCGGCCTGTATCTTCTTGACCAATGCCTTGGTCTTGGGATCTGATTTCATCTCTCCGGGACCGTACTCTGTGATGGCCTGGTTTACTATGTCCAGCATCATCTGGTTCTTCTGGTACTGCTCGTTCTTTAACTCCTGTCCGAAGTGCGTGTTCTGTGTGATGTTGTGTATCTTTGTCCTGATGTGGTTAGCGGTATCTTCCAGTTCTTCCTTGGTGTATCTGCTCACATCAAGCGTTTGATTGAATCTTGATTCGAATTCTGATAGTAGTGATTCTGTTGTTATGGGTTTTGTAAGTTCTAAGCTCTTCATACTGTGTTTATTTATTATCTATGCGCCGAACGTGTCATTGAAAATCATCTGTATCCTGCTCTTGCATTCGTCCGCTAGGCGGTTAGCGACATCCAATCTGTCATAGTAGATGTCCTCCTTGGCCTCATCCTTCTCCCGCTGTGCCTCCCGTATCATCCGCTTGGCGTTCTGTATGTCGAACAGCTGGCTCGCGAACTTTGTGTCCAGTTCCATGATAGTTGTGGGCACTGCCTTGCCGTCCGCCAGGTGGTGGGCCACCAGTATCGCGGTCTGCTTGAGGTTGATGTCATCGTGAAGTATGACCGCCTCCAACATGTCCGCTATGACATACACGTATCTGGTGCCCGTGAGTTTCTTGGGCACGATGGCTATGTTGCCTATCAGGATGCCCTTGGAGAACTGCTTGGGTAGGTGTCGGAACGGTCTGCGGGCTTCCTCACGTCGTGCGAGGTCCGCCAACTTGTTCTTGAGACCGTAAGCCTCGATCTGTTTTACCAGTTCTGATCTATTTTTTGTTGCCATCCCGAACAATCCTTATCTTCCTATTTAAAGCATATTGGACGTTGGTGTCAAGTTTCTTCCTGACGAATATGGCCTTGTCGGCCAACCTCTTGGCTCTGTCTTGATCCTCAGGTGCGAGTTGGTCACTCCTGAACGAGTCGTGTGAGTGTGACCTTATGAACAGCATATCTTCTTCGGTCACGAAGACCTTTACCCGGGGTGCTATCTGTATGAACATGTGTTGGGTTGGGACTAGCCCGGCATCTTCATCAGGATCACCACCACCGTTGATAGTAAGCCCGCGACCACTGTGCCCGCCGTTGCTATGATTGTCTTGGTTGTTGATTTGTGACTGACTGACATATCCTCGTTCATCTTGGCCAGTCGTAGTTCGATCGCTGAAAGCCTGTCGTGTAAACCCTTGTACCTCTCCGAGCAAAGGTCCACGTGTGCTTCTAAATTGGTCTTTTCTAAATCTGTTGTACTCATAAGTCTTATATATTCTCTCAACTCCTGTTTGATCTCTCTGATCTCCGCTCCTATAGCCTGGAATTGTGCCTGTGTCATTGCCTGTGTAAGCCTTAAAAGTTTTTGTTTTTGTGCCTTAATGTACAATTATTTATCTATGGGCCCAGCGTACGAAAAGTACGTGTTTTTACTCACGGGGGTCAGGGTGTCGAACGTGCTCAGGGGGAAGGTCACGGTCTCCTTGCAGAAAGAAAGTATGGGTACTTGATGGAAGTCCTCTGTGAGTTGTGCCACGGGATCCTGCTCGTCTCCATACACCCCCGACTGCTCCGTGAAGAACTGGAAGTGCCAGGTGGTCTGCTTGCCCTCGTAGAACGATCCGAATATGTGGTTCTTCAGGCTCTGTATCTCGATACGCTGTGGTGGCAGTTCCCAGGTGATGTTGCCCCTCATCTGTAACAGTTGTATCATGGTGGTGAAGTTTGAGTTCTGATTGCGGGCTATGGCCAACGAATGCTTGTCATGTATAACATCTCCTGACTCTGTCTTGAACGGGAACGGCTGTCGGAGGTTTCCGTTCTCCGTGATGTCTACCAGGGTGTGTACTCTGTACTCGTGCATGATGATATTTACGTCACAAAAAAAGGGCGAACCTAATTAAAGATCCGCCCTTTTGGTAAAGTGTTACCTTACGGTAGACTATTAACTTACAGCCGCCGCAGTCAAGATACCAAGTTTGGTTTCTGTCACTGTAGCACTTGTGATGTCAGCCTGGATGTTAGGGTAAGCCGCTGAAGACTGATCTAACGCTCTGATAGCCGTTTGTAAAGCCGCTAAAGTTGTAGTGGCTGACAATGTGTCTAACTGGTCAGCTCTAACCATGAACGTCTTCTGTGTTCCAGTGTCAGTTAATGGACCTTCTGCTAAGATAGTCACGTATTGGTTGATTGTGTTTCTCACAAGATCGATACCAGCAGTTGTTGAACCAGATGATACATCACCTGTCTCAGACGCCATAGTGTTGATAAAGTCTACTGTGAAGAACTTTACATCTACTGAACCAACTTCATAGTTTTGGTTTAGTGAGAAGTTATTTTTACTAATTGCCATTTTTAATCCTCCTTTTTATCTGATTTAAATGACTATGATGCCGCTCAGGCATCAAGTTAAATGTATTTATGGATCTGTTTGGTAAATTATGCTGTAATATTAAGGTTTAAGCCAAACTTCGTCACTTTTGGTGCGGATTTCCAACCTATAACCAATATTCTTGAGAATCTTCTCTGCCACGCGCACCACGTCCGGTCTTTTGTTCCTCTTCATCTCGATGTTTATCACTGGCCTGTTGTGTGCTATGGTCTCCTGTGCGCCCTTGACCAGCAGGTCCTCGTAGCCGTCCACGTCTATTTTTATGAAGTCTATGTCGGTCAATTCGAAACTGTCTAGTGTTTTGATCTGTATGTCACCGGGTCTGCGATCTAACTTCTGGTGCAGTGGTTGATCAAAAGTGGCAGTGTGTTCTGAGTCACCCAACCCTATCTGGTGTAGCACGGCATTCTTGTCTGAGGGAATGTTCTTCCTCCAGCACTCCGCGAACACAGGGTTGGGCTCGAAGCAGTGTACATTTTCGAAGTCCTGCATCAGACTCCTGGTCCACATGCCCACATTGGCGCCCGCGTCCACACAGCCACGCCATGATTTTATGTACTTGTAGGCCTCGCGCCTCAGTTCTGATTGACCATCACCCGCGTTCTCAACGAAAGTGGGTTCGGTGTGTTGTCCGTTGTAGGCCACCCAGAAGTCTCTGCTCTTTGGGTGTGTCATTTTTTCCTCTTGCATTTCTTACAGCGACAGTCCGGACAGTCCAGGCACTCGGTACAGGACTTGCCACAGTGTTGTTCACAGCCGCATTGTTCACAGATGTACTTGATCATTCTCTCCCCAGGCACTCGTGGCAGTCACACACCTCACAGTTTTCACAGTTGGAGCATTTATCCTCGTCGCAGTGTGGATCACAGTTGCACCTGTGGCATTTCTCCCTGGGCATTATAACTCCTTGAACTTCTTGAGTATGTCTGTGTTGGGCAGTTTGGCCTGTAGTTGCTGTTGTAGCCTGTGCAGTGTCTGTAGTTTCAGCCTAGATTCCAACCTGTTGTAGTTGGCCACCGCACGTCTGATGTTTTTTAGATTGGCGTCGGTTATGTTCAACGCCCGTTCCAATTGAGTGAGATTCCGGTAGTGGTCTTCCCATGATCTCATGTATCTCCTCAAGGCCATCACCGGCACCGGTTGCCTTTGCCTCATGGCCTGGGCCTGGTTCTTGTTCTTCAATTTCTTGGTAATCTCTGGGTCTCCTGCTACTATGGCCAGCATGTTGGCGAGATCATTGTTGATCATCCTGACCTGATCGAACGTGCCCTTGGCCATGGTTTGGTCCGCGTATGACTTCACGAAACCCGCCGTGTCCTTATGCTGGCTCATCAGTGCCAGTGCCAGGAAACTGAGGTATATCCTCTCCGTTACCTCTGGGAATGTGTATCTCTCCAGGTCACTATGCCGCCTGATCACCTTACCCTCAGATACATACTTAAGAAATGGTGTCAACATAAAGGTATTTATAAAGGACTATGCAACGTAATTTCATACTGATGGACGTGATGAAGACCGGCAATCATCAGGATCTCGAAGGATTCATATCCATGCATAGCCTTGAAAATCAACAGTTCGATGTAACCGGGGAGTACTACACCCTACACAACCACGACCTCGATTCCTACGATCGTAGGTTCGCAATCATTGATGTTAGAAGTGAGAATTGTAGGATAGCAAATAACAAGGAATTCTGCGAAGAACTAACTCGTAGGTGCGACCTACTGAGTAGTCAGGGTTTTGTATTCATTAAGGCCACACCATGGGAATCACTGGAGAATATACAAAGTACACCACAATATCCAGAAATTGAATTAGAACATGTAAAGTGGACAGGTGGAGTGAGTTGGTTTTGGTATTACATGTACACCAAACACCAAGATAAAACTTTCAACTTTGATCACTCTAACAAAAAGTATGATTTCCTGTATCTTAATAAACAAGTAAGAGCACACAGAAAAAAATTGTATGGCAATTTACTTGACAATGGCATATTAGAAAACAGTTTACACACCAATTGGCCCACCAGGAAACTGCCTGCGGAATATGAACTTCCTTGGGCACAGGATTATCCACGTTACGGCATGGACCAAGACATATACGAGAAGCCTTACAACGATACTGCCTGTAGCATTGTGTCAGAGACCAACGACAACGACTATGAAATATTCATGACAGAGAAAATATGGAAACCGATCATAGCACAACAACTTTTTGTCGTACATGGCAATTATCTATACCTACAGAAGTTGAGGAATATGGGCTTTCGAACTTTCAATAATTATTTCGAGGAGGTTTACGATCTGGAAAGAGATCCCGACATGCGTATAAACACCATAGTCGACCTGTGTGATCGTCTTCGTGATGCACCCTGGCAAGACATTTATCTGCAGAGCCAATCATTAAGGCAACACAATTATAATATTTTTTTTAATAAAGAAAAACTGAGTTTAGAAATCAACAAGACGTTGAATCTATTTCTTGAATTTGCTGATCGCGGTCAGGTTTCTTCTTGAGAATCCCAACCTATCCACAAGTTTTACAGCACTGCCTGATTTATCAACTGCCACAAATCCTTCTGGTTCCGTGACCTCCAGTCCCGAATCGGTCTGTTGGAATGACCCGATGGCCTGCGCCTGGTTCATCTTCCTCAGCACGAACGCCTTCATAGTCTGCACTGCCCTGTAGAACGTCAGCATGGCCTGTAGTGGTTTCTTGGCCCTGTTAAGGAATACGGGCATTTGTTTGATCTTGTCCTGTCTAAGTTGCAGTGCCTTCTGTGCCTTGAGTCCCGACATCTGTTGTTGCATCCTGTTGATATAGAACTGTTTGAATCCCAGTAGGAACCGGTTGGCGTCATTTGGGAGTTTGCCTTCTCTAACCATGGCGTTGATGTACATCTGGAACATGGGCACGAAGTCCTGGTTCTGTCCCAGTACACTGGCTAGGTTACGTGGCACATTGTTGAGCAGTGCCTCTAGTTTTTCTATTCCATTATAAAATTGTTTCGTCTCCGCGTCTGTGAACTTGGCCGATCCCGACACATCCTTGTAGGTGGCGTTGTCGAAGAACACATCCGGCGATCGAGTGAACGAGTCAACGTCCGCTCCCGCTTGTGCGTTCATGTCCGCCAGCGAGTCCCCCACGTATGTGGTGTGGAATATTATGCCCACCTTGGCCCTGTCTATCTGCTTGCCGAGATCCGATTGTTCTGGCACAGCATAGGTTATCGTATTCGGGGTGAACGTTAGGTTTGGTTTACCGTCAATGTTCTTGCGTGTGATGTCTTCCTCCGTAAACAACAAGTCTCCCTGGTAAACTCCGGTCACGTCCAGTTTCTTGAGATGTACCAAGCACTTCAAAAGTTTCTGCCCCAGATCATCCGTGCCATGGTTCCTGGCTATGTCCTGCTTGGTGTAGTTGATCTTTGCGGCCTTGGCAAAAACGGATTTGGTGCCCACGAAGAACTTGCCATTGTCTGGATTGATGCCACATACCACGGCAGGTGCCCCGTCCCATTTCACGGAAACCTTGACTGCTTCTGAGCTAGTGCCTTTAAGCGTCAGTAATAGTCCCCTAAAGAATTCAACTACTGCCCTGCCACCTTCGTGGCCGTCAGTGATTATGATGTCTTCGATGTGTTCTAGGTGTGTCCTCTTGAATTCTGTAAGGACGTCTTCTATCAGCATGCCTAGTCCTCTTGGTATTCACCGTCTCGGATCTTCAGCACGTTCTGTTTGATGTCTTTGTTCTCTTTTATTCTTGCCACACCTTTTGAGAACTTGCTGGCATCCATGTTCTTTAGTGCTGAATTGAATTTCTTTTCCAGTTTGAATGCAGTGTCCTGGTCGAAGTTCTCCCTAATGTAGTGCATCAACCTGATCGCACTCTCTAGTATGTGAGATGCCCTGCTCTCCACGACCTCTTCCTTGTCTCGTTTGAGAGGCATCGAGCTCAATTCTTCTAATAGACTTCTGGTGTGTTTTTGCATTATAGGTATTTACACTTTATTGTAGCACAATTCTAGCATAAGTCTACTATAATTTCTTGCGATAAACGAAGTATTTGCGTGAATTTGTGTCGTCTCTGATGTCTAACACCTGTAGATTAAACATTTCTGCCAGTTCAATGATGAATGGCACGTTCCAGGCGAAGAATTCGATCCACCGGGCCTCGGGCTTGTCGTGTTGTATTCCTGGGTTGACCCTGAAGAACATGGTGCCTCCCTCCCCCAACAGGTTCACACACCTGCCCACTTCCGCTATGATCTTGTCGCGACTACCAAAGTTCACGGAGCCCAGACACAGTATCACATCAAATTTTTGATCTGTCTTGTAGTCCATTGTGCTGACCTCGAGGTCCGCTCGATCGTTGTAGGGATCAATCCCGATGAGATTGTTTATCTTGCCCTTGAACTCGTTGTAGCCACAACCAACATCAAGTACAGCACGTGGTTTCAGACAGTTGACCTCTTCTACTAACGCCAGTCCTGAGTACTTCCACTTCTTCATGTCATTATCCCAGTACTTGGAGAAGTATTTGTGTAGGCAGGCATCGTCTATAACCTGTGTGTATTCCTCCAATGTTTCACATCGTTTGACAGTGACACCAAACGTCTCCTGTATGTATGGATCGGTTATCTTTGCTAGATCATTCTGCGAGTGTGCCAACAGTTGTGCGAATATCTTTTTGTTCATCTGTAAACGTAGACCTTTATATCTTTTTCTGCGTAGTTTTGAGTATGTATCCTATCTCTGGGACCAGGAGATTTTATTCCCAACACATCACACAGGTCGAAGTTGTCCAGCGGACAGGTGATCCTGTTTAGATTCTGCTGTATGAAACGTGTGATATCCATGTTTTGTAATTTAATTTGAGACCACATAGTATCTGGGTCTTTGTAATAGGTTTTATAATTGGGATAGGTGATGTCAAATCCACCTGCCTGCATCCACCAGTCGTAGCATTCTAGGTTGCTCCTGCGGACCATCACTATGGGATGGCACAAGTCCTTGAGTTGGTCAAGTTGGTGTGCGAACGTGTGTGACTTGATGATCCTCCTGCCAGTTCCTGAGAATGGTCCGTCCCAGTGCTCCGGGCCATTGTCGAACTCCATGCCGGGATCGAAGTAGGCACCTTGGTGTTTTACCACGTCCTTAAGGTATGTCCTCTCACTAGTGCTGTCTGAACGATCTATGTCTGGTGACTGATATATGTTCTCAGCCACACTGCTCCATTTCGATCCAGGAGCACCAGTGAATAGGATATACATTATTTTGTGAGTTCCTCTTTGTACACAGTATTATAACCCAGTTGGTTCTTTCCGAAGTCAGTCAGGGTCCGGAGTGCGGTCGGTGTGATGAAACTCTTCAACGTCCTCACAGCGGCATCACCGTCTGCTCCAGTCCTCCACTCGTATTTGCCAACTTTCTTTTCAATTGCGGCCCTCGACTCTGGATCATTGATCATCCTGTTTAGTGCGTCCACGAGTCGGTCTCGATTTGGATTGCCCGCGTTCACCCAGAAAGCCTTCTGTAGTGCATCTCTCCAACTCTTGACCAGTTTGTATGCGTCGTAGAAGTCACCTGTGGGTTCCGTGAGCCATGTCTCGAAGTACAGTTCCTCAAATGTTGGTTCCTGAAAGTTAGGATCTTTATCGTGTTTGCCAGTTTCAACATTCAATAATCCATGATGGAACCACGTAACGGCAGTGCCTTCCTCTATCACGGGCATCACGTGTTTCTTGTAAGCGGCCGGGTTTTCCCTTGTGCCGTTCAAGTCACCTCTCCTGAATGCCAGTCTCCTCTCAGATCCGCTCATTCCTTTGACCCACACAATGTCCTTCTCCCATGTCTCCATGTAGTCGCCCTTGGGTCCTGTCAGCAACATCACTATGGCCATTATCTCTGGCGTCATGCCTGAACCTGCCGCGAACTTTATCGGTCCGTCCAACACGTTGGCGTCCTTGCGGGCACCCACGATGATATTCAAATTCATCTGGCCAATCGATTCCCAATCTAGGTAGTTGTACTCCACCGGCTCTACGAGATATGAAATACCGTTACCACCATGTGATACAAGTATTGTCTTGTCGTCGAACCTCAGTTTGTCTTGGAACTCGTTTGGTCCCTGTTGATCTCTGGCACCCGGCTTGTAGATTAGATTGATTTTCTCACCAAGGTGTTTCTCCCATTCCGCCACAACTATCTGTGCCCACACAGAAGTTCCACCAGAAGGTTTTTGTGGCACGATTAAATTGTAATCTGCCAAGGTCGTTGTTGTCATTAACAACAAGGCCATTATTGTTTTTTTAAGCATAGTCTATTCTGCTCCTTTTTGTTATGCCCCAATACAGTAGCAGTATAACACAGACCATTATGGAAATAAAGACCGGTCTTGTGATCAAATCCGTCACTGAATGGAGGGTTGTTAGTTGATAAGTGAGATTATATATCCTGTCACTCAACAGGTATCCGATCAGCAGTGCTGGCCTGCTGACTTGGAATTTCTTACACAGCACTCCCAAAACCGAGAATGCTATTAGCACAACGATGTCTTCCCAACCCCCCGTGTATTGTAGGGTGGCCCACACAATAACGGCCAGGATGAAAGGGAAGTAGTACACGTAGGGAACACGTGTGACCCACCCTGCGAAGTATGCCAGTCCATAACAGATGACAGCAGTCAACACAGTTCCCACTAGAAAAGCGAAAGTCATGCTGTCAAATAATTGGTCATCATAGAAGGTGTCAGGTGATCCCAGGTCAATGCCCAGGTATAGAAACAGTCCCATCAGAATGGCGGCGAATGGCGCACCTGGTATGCCAAACAACACAGTTGGTATGAATGAAGAGGCCTTCTGTGCGTTGTTGGCACCTTCCGCCCCAACTATGCCTTTGACATTGCCATGGCCAAACTTCTCCTTTGGGTTTGATGCAACAGTGGCACCGTATGCCAACCAGTCCGCCATGGCACCACCAAGTCCGGGTAGGAGTCCTATGAAAGAGCCTATGGCTCCTCCACGAAGGCTGTCCCGCCAACACCTCACGGTGTCCTTGATGCCTTGCACGAGATCTCTGAAACTGCCCTTGCCTGTGTCTATCGTAGTTGTTTTCTTCCTGTTGAACCACCCGTCCCACAGTTCAGGTATGGCGAACAGTCCAGCCACGAACGGCAGTATCTGTATTCCGTCCTCGAGGTATCTCCAGCCCATGGTAAAGCGAGGCACATTATTGGCATCCACTCCCACCAGTCCTAGGGTTATGCCAAGCACTATGGCCAACACACTCCTGACATATTTCTTTGTGGAGAGGAACCCAACAGTTACAAATGCCAACAGCACCAACGCCCACAGTTCAGGTATGCCCATGTACATGACAACCTTGGTGTAGTATGGCAGGAACAGGAATGTGAGTGATCCCCAGAACAATCCATTAGCAGTGCTAGATGTTATCGCGGCACTCAGTGCCCGAGTGGCCTCACCACGCTTGGCCATGGGGAATCCGTCCACCATGGTGGCGGCCGCAGAGTTGGCTCCGGGTATGCCCAACAGCACACCACTGAATGAATCACCGGTTGTCGAGGATGCCACAACTGCCACACAGAAGATCACGCCCAGGTAGGGGTCGCCTACGAAATAGGGCATGAATCCAAATAGTGTGATGAGACCCGTTGTTGCTCCCGCGGCTGGTATCAGGCCAATGATCAAGCCATAGACGATACCCGCCATTAATATAGCAAGTTCCATATCGATTAGTTTTGGGGTTTGGTAATGTTGTGAACTTCCATGGGAGCGTTACAACAATTTATGTGCTAATAATTATCCGCCAACATTAAATACTTTTATGAAACTGAGTCAACAACAGAAGAGCCGGATGTACTCACATCATGACCACGACCTAGACATGGACGAAGAGTTCTGGCCCATGATGGGCGTGTTTGGAGCGATACTGTTGGCATGGACAGGAGTGATACACCTCATAGACTGGCTCACGTTCGATGCCATTCCGCTCTGGCTTGAGCCTTTCACTATCACACCCTTGATATTCCTCATAGTGATGAAGGAACTTTATGATTCCATCAATCCCCTGCACTGGTGGCCCATGTTCTGGGGTTACCAATGTCCATTGCCCGATGACGAACACATAACAATACGTCCATTGGATGGCGAAGACATTGTCAAGAAGTATGGTGGCAGGATGAACGTGTTTATCATAGATCACGAGCACATCAAGTTCCGTAAACGGAAGGATGCCGTGATGTTTGGATTGACTAATTTTATTTCCTAGCGGGTCGGAACACTGATCCGTTGATCTCCTCGTACAGTCGCAACTTGTCAGATAGTTCTTTCACTATCTGTTGGTAGTCCGCTATCTGCACCTCGAGGTTGCCTAGTTGCAGTCTCAAGACTTGGATCT